AAGATAATCAACGATACGCCTGCTTGTCTTGTGCATCGCATCATTCATAAACCGTTCACGTTTCTCATACATCTTTCTCATTCTGTTTGTCAGTTTCTCTATACCCTGCCTGTCCTTTATGGATTGCAGCATGGATAATGTTTTGTTAAACCATCTGTTGTATGACTTGACAACCTTGCCGGAAAACAGCAGCGCATTGCATCCGCAAACCAGCGTGGCAAGGTTGTTCACACCCAAGTCTATCGAAGCCATACCCGTACCGACATTATCCGAACAGACACAATCATATACAACCTCCACGGTCATGTATGTACGTTTTGGGATTATCCTTACCTGTTTGAACCGTTCGATTCTGTCCTTGTACTTTTCCCATTGAGGAACGGGTATTTTCAAGTCACGGTCAAGTATTATATACCCGTCATGTATCCTGCACGACTGGTTGGTATATATAGCATTGCTCATCCCACCACGTTTGTGATAGCATGGCAGTTCGGGCTTACCGTTATACTTCCCTGGATTCTTAGACCAATCCTTTACAGCCTTGACATATCCCTTCATTGCCTTGTCAAGCACGCGCAATGTCTGTTGTGCTACGTGTGATTTCACAAGTCTGTAATTCACCGTACCTTCAAGGTTGGTGACGTTCTTCATTATCCTGTCCAAGTCGGGATAGAACAGCCACCTGTCGTTATCCTTCAACTCGTTACGGACAATATACAACGCCTGGTTGTACAGGTTATTCGTAACACGGCAGATAGCGCAAAGCCTGTCGGAATGGTTGATCTCAAATTTATAAACTAATTGCATATTAGCCAGTATTATGTTTCGCCAGTAAAAAGGAGAACAGGGAAGCCGTACTGACTTCAGCTTGTCGGAAGGTAGCTACTCCGTTCCTATCCCTGTATG